AAAAACTGACTAAGCATGTAGTGCCGACGGTGTAGTAATTTCGGACGCGGGTTCAACTCCCGCCAGCTCCACCAAAATTCTTCAAAGATGGTTCCAGTGCCATCCGCAGAAGTCCTGAAAGCCCGCAAGGCACAAGCCCTGCGGGCTTTTTTGTGTCTATAACCTTCCGAGACGATCCGCCTGAATCCAGAGATAATTGGTACACGTTTAGGTACACGCTATAATGTGGGCCAAAAACGTGTACCAATTATGGACGGAAACCAGTCATGGCGCGGATGACACGCCCCCTCACCAACAACGAAATCCTCAAAGCTAAGCCTCAAGAAAAAGACTTCACGTTGCACGATGGCGACGGACTTTTCCTGCTCATCAAAACGTCTGGTAAGAAGCTATGGCGTTTTCGCTACCAGCGGCCGAATAGCAGCAGTCGTACAAATCTCAGCCTTGGCTCTTATCCTGCCCTGACGCTCGCTGCCGCACGCCAGATGCGTGACCAATATTTGTCACTACTTGCGCAAGGGATCGACCCGCAAAAACAGCAAGAGGAAGTATCAGAGCAACAGCAAATGGAGCTGGATAGCATTTTTTCAGTTGTTGCCGGAAGGTGGTTCCAGCTTAAGAGCAAAAGCGTTACCGAAGATTATGCGAAAGATATCTGGCAATCGCTGGAGAAAGACATCTTCCCTACTATCGGTGAGATTCCTGTTCAGGCGCTCAAAGCCAGGACGATTGTTGAAGCCCTAGAGCCAATCAAAGCTCGCGGCGCACTTGAGACTGTTCGCCGGTTAGTGCAGCGCATTAACGAGATTATGATTTTTGCAGTCAACACAGGGTTGATTGATGCGAATCCTGCTTCGGGCGTTGGGATGGCTTTTGAGAAACCTAAAAAGCAAAATATGCCTACGTTACGCCCGGAAGAACTGCCAAAGCTAATGCGTTCATTAGTGATGTCCAATCTTTCAATCGCCACCCGATGTTTAATAGAATGGCAACTACTCACCCTTGTAAGACCTTCAGAAGCCTCAGGAACAGAGTGGGCAGAAATCGACTTCGATATGAAACTTTGGGTTATTCCAGCAGAACGAATGAAGGCTAAGCGCGAACATGTCGTTCCTTTATCAAAACAAGCGTTGGAAATACTCGAGGTTATGAGGCCTCTAAGCGGTAGCCGGCAACATGTTTTTCCAAGCCGTAACGATCCCAAACAACCAATGAATAGCCAGACTGCGAATGCCGCGTTAAAGCGCATGGGTTATGGCGGTAAGTTGGTTGCTCATGGTCTACGTTCCATAGCTAGTACAGCGCTAAATGAAGCCAGCTTTAACCCTGATGTCATTGAGTCAGCTCTTGCACATAGCGATAAAAACGAAGTGAGGAGAGCCTACAACCGTTCAACTTACCTCGAACAACGTAAAGACATGATGAGTTGGTGGGGCACATTCACCTATAAAAGTTAGCCTAATATGAAATTTATTAGCTTCGATTTGACGTGACACAGCTATGGCACAGAGGCAAACCTAATCTGACAGGCAGCTTTGTGCCAGAAGGGGACATCGATCGCCCCCCCCCCTCAGTTAATGTTTTTTAAAGAGGAAAACATTCAATATTTAATCCATCCTATTTTTCTTGGAACGTGAGATAGTTGCATCTGGCGATGGAGGAGGCATCAAATTTTCATAGCTATCCATTGGAATAAAGCTGCTGTCCAATTCAGGCTCGATTATACCTAACATACTCGTGCTAGCATTAATAACATGTAATGGTTGTTCTGAGGATTTTATAACTTCCTTCATCTTATTAACCGCATCTGGTGAGTAATCGAGGCCAAATCCAGAAAGATTTTCAGACAATGATTTCACCCAAGGATTGCCAAAATGGGTCAATATACGACCCGGTACAGCTAATGGTGCTTCACTTATTAACTTCTCAACGAAAAGTGTAGGCAAGGAAAAAGCTCCAGCACTCCCTCTTTTAATATCCACATCGTATAACAGAATATTACTTGCACTTGTAAACTCTTGAATCCTAACTAACTGATCTAGTTTTATTGAATTGAACCCTAGAGGATCATGTTTTTCATTGTAGTATTGCCTTTTAGCCTCATAAAAGACAACCCCCTCTAAATACAATTCAGATGTTAGCATTATTTTTATAAAAAAAGCGATGTCACCAAGTGCAGTTTCTTTAGCACCTTTTAATTTAAATGAATCCCATTTTATTCTTTGAGACATGGAAGTCCATTTAATATCTTGACCAAAATTTAGAAGTGCTATCAACATCCTAGTTGTTATATAGTTTTCACTCCATGAGTCTTGCTGCTGATTTTGAAAGCTATCTGATAACTCTTTAACAATTGCTTCGTGAGCATTTACCATCCACTCATTTCTATTTATTTCTAGCATTGTCAGTTCCTTTCAAGGTTAAGATAAGGATATTAAACCATTTAATAAAATTTACATTGTTTGGGCTGGTAAGTAATGCTACTTTTTTAAAGGATTTATTTTTTGTATTTTCTTGCATCGTCCGATTCCGCTCTAAGCAGACTGTCAGATTTGATTGTTTGCTGCCAGTGAAAACTGTCAGCTCATGTTTGAGCTAATACACATGAAAGGAAGCTGATTGCGCCCAGGAGTTGCATAAAGAAGCCGCGCGCAATGCTATCCCCGCCACGCCTGCCCGCTTTATGCATCGCTTTTCATGCAGGTGCATGCTATGGGCCGGGCCGCGCTCTGTATGGCCTGAATGGGAAAAAGCGGTACATGATTTTGCATGCAGATCCATGCACGCTATGCATGCACGGCTCTTTACAAAGCGGCTCGCCAGAAAAAAGGCTTCAGTAAGACAAAGACAGGAATAAAAAAGCCGCTGGTTATGCAGCGGCAGTGTGAGGGATTAATGAATCTGGCGGAATGCAGAACCATAACGGCCCAGCGTCTGGCGTTCTCTTGCTGGTTCCGGTGATGGTACCGGTATTTTTTCCGGCTGTGGCGGTGCGGTGATCACCTTTGTGATGCTCTCATTCGTCTTGAAAGTACAAGAGCAGTCCAGGTTAGTGCACTGGTGATAACGCTCTTTCACCTCTTCGGACATATAGCGGCTCGATTTGGTGTGCGCCGCACTTTTGCAGTAGGGACAGTGCATCATTTCTGGCTGCCCTCCTGAAGTTTTGCACGCTGCGCCCGGATTGATTCAGCCAGCTTCTGGCGGCGCATAGGATGGCGGTAAAGCTCCATATCAATACCCGTAAGCGGCGGGCGATACAGACCAATATTCTCCAGCAGCGGAGCCTCATTTAGTATGCTGTCTGGCAGAGCAGCAGCCCGCGTCAGCGCTTCACCGACCAGATATGCCACGTCCTTAATACTATCCCGGTCGTCTCCGGCAAACGTTGGGGAAAGCTCTTCACGACGGAGACGCAGCTTAATGGCCCACAGCAGCGACGGACTTACGTTACGCAGGGCTGACTGCCATTGCACATCCGCAAACCCGGTAAAAGCCTCCCGGTGCGATTCAACATACTCTTTACCACTGCCGCAGCATTTCAGCATCGCCTCCTGCTTATCCAGCGCCAGCTCTTTTAGCAGTCCGCCGAACTCATCGGCCAGTTCACGGCTGGCGATGCGCTGAGAATGTTGGGCGCGCAGCTCGTCGGTGAGATTGCCTCGCAGGTTGCGAAAGCTCGTGCGCCAGCTGCTCTCGGCTTCTTTCCCTGCCTCGATGGCTGCCTGCTGTTCTTTTTCACAGCGGGCAATATCGGCGCAGATGCCGTTATAGGCTTTCATTCTTTCGGTATGTTCAGCGCGGGCTTTCTCGAAGCGTTCCAGTGATGCAGGTTTTTGTTCCGGGGTAGTCATGGTTGTCTCTCATCGTCTGTAAAGGATGAGGCCATTCTGTCGTGTACCACAGGACAGCGCATTTCATTGCTTTCCGCCTGTCGATGAACAAACAAGGGCATAACCGGTAGGAGGTGGCACTTAACTGATAATATTTCTTATATAACTGTTCACTGGTATTCACTGAGATAAAAAAGATAATAAATACAGTCATTAAGGCAGTGAACACTTTAAAATTAAGTCTTCACTGAGTATTCACCTGTGTTCACACAGTCTCAGAAAACAGCTTTTTTCTGGCGAGCCTTTTTCAGATTTTAATTCTATTAATAAAAGCTTTTTAATCGCTGAAAGCTCTTAAAAGGCAAACACTGGCAAACGTTGGCAAACAAAGGCAAACAGGAGGTAAGAGAAGTGCTTTTTGCTCATTTTTCAGCAATCAGGGGGTTGTTTACTTCACCAGAAATATAACCAGAATAGGGGGTTACCTGAAGGCACTACCGGAACCGGACAGCACCGGCCGGACTCATAATGAGGTAACACCATGCACGCAGCTTCATCCGTACCAGCTCCTGCCATTCCCGTAATCCGTGATGCCGTTTACCCACGCGACCGCTTTATGCGCCTGCCGGAAGTCATCAGCACCTGCGGCCTGTCACGCTCGACCATTTACGATTTAATCAGCCGGGAGCAGTTCCCCTCACAGATTTCCCTCGGCGGTAAAAACGTCGCCTGGCTGGCGTCAGAGATTGACGGCTGGATGCAGGCTCGTATCGCACAGCGTGCTGGAGGTGCATCGTGATTTCGCCGAAGTTTGGCACGAAAACCTGTCCGCTAACCCGCGAAGAAGCCGCCTTTATTGCAGAAAGCCTGACGGCAGCCGTTAGCGGCAAACCAGCAACCGCACTGCCCTTTACCAGAGGAATACACGGTTACATCTCCGTTATGAGTAAAAAAGCGAAGCCTGTCAGACATCGGACGAAGGAAGAGAGCGGGGAATTCCGATCAAATCCGCCGCAATCCGATCACGTCCTGACCGGTTGCTGAGGAAATCGCCCCTATGTTTAAAAAAAGGCTTTTCTCTGGCGAGCGGCCGTTATACAGTTTTTTTGCTGCCGCAAAATCGGCAGCCGGGATTTGCAGCCCGTGTAACTCAATGGCGACACAACACGCGCCAAGCGTGTTTTTTTGTGTCATTGCTCTGGCTTACCCATTTTTCAGGCTGTGGTTCTTAGACCGCAGTCGCTGTCAAATAATGGTGGCCCGGGCGGGGCAGCCTTCGGGCTGGCCGGTATCCATTGAGGCCGGTACTGCAAACCCCGTTCGGGCCACCACCCATGAGATTTGCAGCTCCGGTGGTGGCGTTAACCGCTACTCAATGGAGATTGTCCTCATGACAACGGCCCTTACTGCCGCTCACCCCGAATTCACCTTTATTTTTGCCGCAGTACGCCGCACCGATGCGACCGCACGTCCCTGTATGCTGCGCACCGTGGCAGGCGATGAGCGCAGCGCCCGCGCCAGCCTCGCCCGCGATTACGTCCTGTCCTTTGCCGGTCGTCTGCCGGTTAAGGCGGTGGCGGCATGAACACCCTTTCTCAACACTTTAATAATCATGACACCTACCCCATCCCCCACGCTGACTATCTGCGTCTGCTGCACGCGCACACAGTCGGCGTGACCGTGCTCGATATGTTCGACTCGGTGAACTGCCTGAACGCGCGCGGCTGCGTCCCGGACGGCGCGGCGCTTGCCTCGGTCATCGCCCTGCTCACCGACCAGCTCGGTAAAGTTGTTGAAACCTGTGAATCCCGCATGTTAGCCACGGAGGCCCGCCATGATGACCGTTAATCACTCCTGCCTGCCCGTTGAGGTACGCACCGCCGTTTTCCGCCGCGCGCTGGCTCAGGGCTATCTGAATGCCTGCAAAAGCTTCGGCATTACCGTGTCAGCCACGCTCGATGAGCTTCAGATGACTATCGCCCTTGAGCTGGAAGGCTTCTATGTGCGCCGTCACGGCCCGGATGCGGGCATGGAGATGGCCTGCACCATGCTGGGCGATATGGTTGAGCCGGATCTGCTGACCGCGCCGCCGCGCCTGACGCAGCTCGGCGTCACCATGATGGATGAACTTTTCCGCAGCCAGCTTGCGGCCGCAAGCAGCATCACGCTGCACTGAGGGAGAGTTGCAGATGAAACACATTGTCTCTGACACGGTAAAAGCGGCCACCGGATTCTGGCCGCAACTGCTGCCCGCGCTCGGAATCAGCGTGCACGCCGGGGGGCGACACGGTGCCTGCCCGGCGTGCGGCGGCAAAGACCGCTTCCGCTTCGACAATCAGGACGGGCGCGGAACATGGCTCTGTAACCAGTGCGGGGCCGGTGACGGCCTTAACCTGGTGGAAAAGGCGCTCAGTATCAGCGCTAAAGAGGCCGCCATGAAGGTGGCCGGAATGCTCGGCACGCTGCCGGAGTCAGCCCCGGTTATGCATGATGAAGCCGCAGACAAAAGCCTTGCGCAGGCAGACGCCGCCGCACGGGCACAGACACTTATCGCCGCCGCCGTCAGTCGCACGGACAACGCCTACCTTTCAGCGAAAGGGCTGCACGGTACGCAGGCGCTCACACTTGCTGATGCGCTGCACTGTGGCGGCGTCAGCTTTGCCGCCGGGGATGTGCTCATTCCGCTTGCCGGTCAAGAAGGTACGGCCGTTAATGTTCAGCTCATCAGCGCCACAGGCGACAAGCGTACCCTGCCCGGTGGGCAGGTGAAAGGCACGTACTGGCTGACAGGCGAGCCGGATGGCAAAACGCTGTGGCTCACCGAAGGGTACGCAACCGGCCTGACCGTGCACCGGCTGACCGGGCAGGCGGTATACGTGGCACTGAGTGCCAACAACCTCCCTGCGTTGGCAAAGCGGCTGCGTGAGTCATACCCCGGCGCGCTGATGATAATTGCCGCCGACCATGATGACAACGGCACCGGCCAGTTAAAGGCAGAGGAAGCGGCGAAAGCCTGTGGCGGTAAAGCCGCCCTTCCGCCGGTTAAGGGTGACTGGCACGACGTGTGGCAGATGAAGGGTGATATCGCCACGCAGGCGCAGCTCATCGCCTTTACGCAGCCGCAGCCCCTCAGCCCATTTGAATCCGTCAGCGAGGCTGACCTGAAAGCGATGAGCGCCAGCCAGAAAGCCGAGCTGCTGGTCGCCCATTACGGAGAGGCGCTGGCCGTGCCGCCGGTCGGGGAGGAAATCTGCCGCTATGAGAACGGCGCATGGCAGGTGATGGAGGCGAAGACACTGCGCCGGGAAATCGCCGCGCTGTTTCAGAAAGTGCGCGCACCGTTCTCGGCCGCCGGTATCGGCAGCGTGCTGGACACGCTCAAGCTCATGGTGCCGCAGATGGGTGAACCGTCCCGTCGCCTGATTGGTTTCCGTAACGGCGTGTATGACACCACAACAGGCACCTTCAGCCCGCACCGCCGCGAGCACTGGCTGCGCACCGTCAACAGTGTGGACTACACCGCACCGCGTCCTGGTGAAAATCTCGCAGACCACGCCCCGACTTTCTGGCGCTGGTTAACGCGGGCCGCCGGGCATAATCGAGACAAGCAGGAGCGCATTCTCGCAGCGTTATTTATGGTACTGGCAAACCGCTATGACTGGCAGATGTTTCTTGAGGTGACCGGCCCCGGCGGCAGCGGTAAAAGCGTCATGGCCTCGATTGCTACTTTGCTGGCCGGAAAAGACAACACCACGTCCGCCACTATCGACACGCTGGAATCCTCACGCGAGCGCGCCAGCGTGGTGGGATTTTCACTGATTATCCTGCCCGATCAGGAAAAATGGAGCGGCGACGGCGCAGGCATCAAGGCCATTACCGGCGGCGATGCGGTGGCTATCGACCCGAAATATCGTGACGCCTACTCCACACACATCCCGGCGGTGATTCTGGCGGTGAACAACAATCCGATGCGCTTCAGCGACCGCAGCGGCGGCGTGTCACGCCGCCGGGTTATCCTGACGTTCCCCGAAGTGATACCGGCAAAAGAGCGCGATCCGCAGCTACTGGACAAAATCAGTACCGAGCTGGCCGTGATTGTCCGTCATCTGATGCAGCGATTCACGTCACCCGATGAAGCGCGCGAGCTGTTGCAGGCACAGCAGTCATCCGGCGAAGCGCTGGAAGTTAAACGCCAGGCTGATCCGCTGGTCGATTTCTGTGGCTACCTGATGCCATTGAGCACGCCAAATGGGTTGTTTATCGGGAACGCAAATATTCGCCCTATAAACCCGAAGCGCTATCTCTACCATGCGTATCTGTCCTTCATGGAATCGCGCGGCCATCAGCATCCGCTCAGCCTGACGGCTTTCGGCCAGGCAGTGCCTCAGACGCTAAAAGAGTATGAGCGCGTGTTGCTCAAGCGCCGTACGAACAATGGCATACAGACCAATCTTACGCTGCATGAAGACAGCGAGGTAGATTGGTTGCCAGCGTGTGGTGTATAAATTAAACCGGCCGTGGCCGGTTTAATATGACGTTTTTTAACCTTGAAGGTGATAAAAATGATCAATATATTATTCAGATAACTATATATAAAGTAATGAAAAAAATTAGACATAACTGTCTTAAGGCATCACAAGTAATTTTAATATAAAACCTTACAGTCACCTCTCAAGAGAAAGTAAAGTTTTTGAGACAAACCATAAAGTTAAGCATCACCATAAAGATTGACAATCAGTCAAAGCAATGGTATACGATAATTAAATCGCCATGATGCATTAAAAATATTAACCTTATATATAATGAAAAGAGATGCATTTAGAGTAGTAATGAGCTTGATGAGAAATCAGCCTTGGTTACAAGAGAAGACTGATTTAATCGATCATCTGTTGTTTGAGGATTGCAATGATGAAGAATCCCGAGAACTTTTGATTGATTTAGTAAATAGATTCGAATTTGTAGATAATACTAGATACCAATTTTTAATGCGCCAAATTGCGTTAGAGATAGTTACTGAGCCAGAAATTCATGAGCAAACAACTTTAATTGCCGCAATGAGTGTCGGCTCTGGTGCTGATAGCGGCCAATCTACAATATATTCTTTGAAACCTTTGTTACAAGAGCACTCATGGACTAGACACAAAATAATAAACGATGCTCTTCACTCCTATAAAACTATAAAATCTAATGCGCCGTTAAAAGATATAATCCTAGTTGATGAATTCGTAGGTTCTGGAAGAACGGTAATTGGAAGAGTAGATACGATTAAAAGACAATTTTCGGAGAGTGGCATAACTGATTATTCGATAAGAGTAAAAGTTCTTGCCTCTACTAAAACAGGGCTAAACAATGTTATTGATCATGGGATTAAGATATCTTCACAAATAACTCTAGCCAAGGGGATAAGTGAATATTTTAATGAAAATTTGGTTGAAAAGAACTTAGCTTTAATGGAGAAGATGGAAGGAATACTTTCAACTGATTTCAATGGTCGAGAAATGCCAAGTTTAGGATTTGGCAAGGCAGAGTCCCTATATTTTAGAATTAACACAAACTTACCAAACAGTGTTTTCCCTATCTTTTGGTGGGCAGAGTATAAGAACAAAAAAACAAGAAAAACATTATTAATCAGAGCAATGGGAGATGCATAAGAATGAAAAACTCATTAAAAATTAATAATTTAATTTTACGTTCGTTATTTTCTTCCAGCAATGGAATATTAGATAGCTACTCTGTGTTTAAAAAAATAAGAGTATCTTTCCCTGAGTTTATAAAGAGCACTAATACGCTCGAAAAACATGGATACATTACTCTTGATGGCATTCTATTAACTATAACGATAGCTGGCAGAGAACATATTTTAAAAGATAATAACGCTTCGACACTTGGTGTAAAAAATTGGCGTGAAACACCGCAGAGTATGCTCGGACATAAACTAGACGTTGACTATAAGTATGTGCCTAGCATTCGTTTGTTAGATCCTCAACTACAACCTCAAGAAAAAAACAACATTGACATTTTTGATATATTGATGAGAGAATAAAGTGTGGCTTACAGAAGCTAGTATGTTAGAGTGGAGTCGCTCTCATGTTAAGGCTGGGGTTAACCCAGTCCATGAGAATTACTGAAGTCAGTAATTCTCATGGGGTTGAAAATAAATTCTCATAGCGAAGTTATTCGCTATTCGAATTTATTTCCGGGATTAGGTCAGCAAATTTTTGCGCTTTCGCAAAATTTTGCTGCCCAAATCCACTGGCTAAAGTATTGAAGGTATCTTCTGTAAGTCACAACCATTATGAATAAAAATGACATCCATAGCTGGCTAGTTTTTTTTCAAGATAGAGGTCTATCTCATGACCTTATCAACAAATATATTCCTTACATCATAAAAATCCAAAAAAACAACATCCCTGTTATCTTTGAGAAACAGCATCTCTCTCATTTAATAGGAATTCAAGAGAGAGTTTTAGACAAAATAATAATATCCCCAAATAAATTTTATAGAGAGTTTAGCATCCCAAAAAAGCAGGGTGGAGTGCGAGATATTAAATCCCCATACCCATCATTATTGATGTGTCAAAGATGGATATACAAAAACATATTATTGAAAGATTCTTTACATCCTAATTGCCATGGGTTTACGCCGTCAAAGTCGATATTTACTAATGCCAATTTACATACTAATAAAAAATGCATTTTAAAAATGGACCTTAAGAATTTTTTTCCTTCAATCCCAATAAGCTGGGTTATTAACTACTTTATGAAAATTGGATACGCTCATAATGTGTCCTTTAGCTTAGCTTCAATTTGTTGTTACGATCGTCATTTAGCTCAAGGGGCTGCAACAAGTCCTTATTTATCTAATCTTTTATTGAAGAAATTCGATGCCCGCATTGAGGCATTATGTGTTAAATACAATGTCACTTACTCTCGCTATGCTGATGATCTTACTTTTTCAGGTGAATACATCCCCCACCGTTTTTCTTCAATCGTCGAAGAGATAATTGAAAACTATGGCCTTACACCTAACAAAGAAAAAACGCGCCTACTTATAAATGCAAACCAAAAAATAGTCACGGGCATTTCAGTTTCAGGCGAAAACATAGCATTGCCACGAAAATACAAAAGGAAGTTAAAAAACGAGATTCATTTCGTAATAACTTACGGATATGTTTCACATATTAATAATTTAAAAATAAAAGACCCAAACTATTTATTAGCTTTATTAGGAAAAGTAAACTTTTGGTTGCAAGTCGAGCCCAAAAACCCTTTAGCTTTAAGAGGAAAAGAGTATCTTTCTAAGGTATTGAGGGATAAATGATCTGGTAAACTATATTAGTGATTTCACTTAATAAAAAATATACTTATTTTAATAAGAAGCAGATGTTTTTTACATTATTTATTCTTACAAGACAGTGTAATTAAAAGGCAGTAAATTCAGATAAGCATTGATGCAGACATTCTCGGATAAGTTACGTGAAGCAATTAACGATGCAACAATAGCATGTATATCTTAGCAATATTGAGCAAGTGTAAATTGAATGATTACATCAAGTTAAGTCTCTACAAACAATACACGATTAACTGATAATGATAGTCTCAATCAAAGTGATCACATTTAGTGCACCCTAGTGTACATCCTTCCTCAAACCATTCACTTCCTAAATCAATGAATCTAATACATAAAATCCAGAAGTGAACAGTGTGAACACTTTTATCTAAAATCATTTTATTTTGGATTTTAGGTTGGCCGTTGGTTATCCTAGCTAAGCCGTTCTGGGCTATGAGATCCTATAATTGGTACACGTTTAGGTACACAGAACAAAGTTGAATTGAAAAAAAACTCAATTTTTCATGATATTGTGAAGTACATTCAGATTCCGCCAGCCCACCAAAATTCTTGGTTGATGGTTACCAGAACCCTCATCGAAGTCCTGAGAGCCCGCAAGGTGAAAACCTTGCGGGCTTTTTTGTGTCCTCACTTCGAACATTTTAAACATCTGGTCCTCTTTTTCCGATAACGTCTTTCTGAGCATCACATTGAATATCAGAATGTACCGGATGGCCTTTCTGATTCGCTATCAACCGTCTCCCACGCACCATCCCGGCGCACTCATTTTTTGCACTCCATCAAATTTATTCTGCCTGTAATTCTATTACTAATTGAATTTAATGATTTTTTTTTAAACTGGCACACATCCTGCTTCGTCGCTTTATGTACATCAGGGATTTGGCATCAGCAGATATTGATGTGAATCGTGCAATGCCAGAACTGTGTGTAAACAGAGCAGACTGATTTCAGCTGTGTAGCAGAGCGTAATGTTGAGACATAATAATGACCTCGATAAGCGAACCGGTAGTAATAGCGAAACACAGCAAATGGGTGCAGCTTCTGCTTGGACTCATTTGCATGGCGGCTATTTCCAGCCCGCAGTACGTCTGGACGCTGTTGACCAAACCGATGATTGCCAGACTCGGCGTTGGGCTGGCGGAACTTCAGGTCACCTTCTCGCTGCTGATTATTCTGCAGACCTTTTTTTCACCCTTCCAGGGTCGGCTGGTTGAGCGTTTTGGTCCACGTCTGCTGATTTCCATCGGTACGCTGATGGCGGGCTTCAGCTGGGTAATCGCGGCCCGGGTCGACAGCCTGACTGCACTGTATCTGGTCTATGGCTGCCTGGGCGGACTGGGGACGGGTATTGTTTATATCGGCGTGGTGGGACTGGTGATGAAGTGGTTTCCACAGCAGCGCGGTTTTGCCGCCGGAACCGTGGCGGCGGGCTACGGCATGGGCGCAATTTTTACCACCTTCCCGATTTCCATTTCTCTGAATAGCTACGGACTGGAACAGACGATGACGACATTTGGCCTCATCTTCGCTGCCGTAGGTCTTCTCGCCAGCCAGAACCTGAGGCTGCCTGAAAGCAGCGCGATGATGCCGGTCAGCAACACATCGTCGCCCGTGCGGGGCCAGCGCCAGTTTAAATCCAGGGAAATGCTGCGCCAGCCGCTGTTCTGGCTGATGTTCATGATGATGACCATGATGTCGACCTCCGGGCTGATGGTCACCTCGCAGATGGCGATTTTTGCCGAAGACTTCGGCATCAGTAAGGCAGTCGTTTTCGGAATGGCCGCCCTACCCCTGGCGCTGACCATCGACCGTTTCACTAACGGTTTAACGCGCC